TGTCAAAGTTATTACAGCGTTTTCCTTAACTAATGTTCCTAATGAAGGATCTATTACTGTTGTTACCACTGGTATTACAGTAGCAGTTACTGATACAGCACTATCATTTTCTAAATGAAAGAATTCTATTCCTGTATTAGCTAATTTATCACCGGCTGCTGCAGGTGTTGTTGTTGTGGGCTTTAAACCCTCCTGTAATATTCTTTGTGCAATTAATGTTGCCATAATTAATTATTTACAATATCCACTTTTAAAAGCTTCTGATTGAACAGGTTCTGCTGCTCTAGTAGACTTTTGTGGTGGATTTAAGTTTGTTTTTTTAGCCATTCTAATTCTTGCTTCTACAGCCTTTTTATTCTTAGCATTTTGTATTGCTTGAGGAATAGCCGTAGGATTATAAACACCATTAGTTGTAGCTCTTTTATAGTTAGCTCCCTGCATAGGGAATGATATATTTTTTGCCATGATTACTTCTTTTTAGATTTTGTTCCACCATACATTTTATAGTCTATCACTGACCCGCCATCCATAAAACCTTTTAGTCCTCCGCTTTTAGCCATTGATTCCATTCCTGCTTTACCTGGAGTTATATCTCCATCACCAGCACCTTTTGTAAATCCACCGCCATAGTTGTAGTTTTTATTTTTCATAATTTTTAATTTTTATTATTTTTTAATTTTTCTATAGACCTTCCACCAAAGTAAGAACCTATCACTGTTATTAAGACTAATTGTAATAAATCCGTCCACTTGTCTTCTACTACAAACTCTATAACTCCAGCATCTATAAATACTAATAGTACTGTTGATACAACTAAGAATATAAGGACCAAAGGTCTTACATTTTTGCTGAGCCATGAATCTGAATTCATGTCTGAGGCCCATCTAGAAGTTATTTCTGTTTCCATTTCAACTTCATGCTTAGCTATTAATTCTTTAATTTTAAAAGCAGCTGCTAGCTTCTCCTCTTTTGATGTAATAAGTTCATCTAAGACACCACCTACTCCTTCAACTAATTTAGTTGCACCGCTTGAAAATAATTTTGTTATAAAGTTTGGCATATGATTTTATGATTTATGGATAAATTCTTATTTCTAAAACAGATTGTAAAAGTTGACTATTAAGTCCGGCACCGGAAGTATCAGTACATACTACATTAAAACCAGATGCAAAACTAGCAGTAACATTGACTATTGCTATCCCGCTTGATGTTTTTGTAGTTTGAGAACAAGTTACTGTTGCTTTATTTATATCTGCTAGTGGTGTAGCATATGTAGCTCGATACATTCCTGCTGTAGAATATGCCCAGTTAATTGTTATACCTGCAGAATTATCTAAAACAGGTCCTGTAGGTACATTTGTACCCACTTGACTTAATATTTGTACGTATGATGTATATGGTAAACCTGATGGACTTCCACTATTGGCTGCAGTTAATCTTCCTTGTGCATCTACAGTAATATTTGCATTAGTGTAAGATCCTGGATTGACAGTTGTATCATCTAAGGCTATAGTTATATCAGAACCAAAGCCATTGTTAAATTGCGTTGTTGTTATAGCTGTACCACCTTTTATATATATCGTATTACCCTCTATAATGTTTACAGGATTAGTTCCAGCATCAGCTGATGTATTAAAATTAGTGCTTCCACCGCTAGCAGCAGAAATAGTTATTTCATCAGCTGCTTCAGTAAATGATATATTATTTCCTGGTTTTAATGATTTAAAGTTAAGTGTCTCACCTACTTTGTTCTTCCATAAACCAGCACCTGTTCCTACATTTGCTGCAGTATTTGGTTCACCTTCTGTTGTGATTTCTACATAGTCATCATCTGAAGATAAATTTAAAGTTAAATTAGAACTTAATGATTTAAGTGTACGGAAATATACTGTGCATTCACCTGTATCAGGATCATTAACAGTTTTTTGGTAGACTGTAGCTGTATCTCCTTTAGGTACAAGTGGTGTATTTTCATTCGTACATCCCTTACCTTCTATCTTAAAGTCACTAATCTTAATAAGCTTAACTGCTTTATAAGGAATAGGAGATGCTATACCAGTCATATCTGGAGTTTCATTCCATTTACCTAGCACTAAGACATCATCTTTTTCAGCAACTTTAGAAAACTTGCCTTGTCTAATTAAACTTAATATGTCAGTTAAAATATTCATATCTTATTTGCCGTCATAGGTCCATCCACCCATTTTATATTTTTGCTTTTTATCTTTGCCGGATCTGTCCTGTACAATTCTTTCTGCATCACCTCCCTTACGCATTTTTTCTGTGTAAGAGCCTTGCATCATATCTTCTAGTTCACCACCAGTTCTCATAAGCATTTTACTTTTTTGCCTTGATAACTTCTGCTTTGGTAAACATGGTCTATTTTTTGCCATTTTAATTAAATTTAAATATCCAATGTAAACGTTACAAAGAATAAGTATAATTTCATAGTTGTATAATCATATTCTCCATCTGGTCTTATATAGTCCCACCCTAGGGCAAATCTATCATGCGGCCAATGGAATGCTATTTCTAGTGCCCAATCTCCCATTATATTTTACTTTTGGTTTTATTACATAGTCCTTGACGGCAGTGTCCTAAACAAACCTTACCTCTTGAAACCCACTGAATTAATAAACAAACTTGTCTCATCTTCCTTGTCCGTTGTATTTTTTTTTATAGTTCTTGCTTGTTTTTAAACTAGAACTTTTACTTTTTGCATGAACCCCCGGCCTCTTAGTCGTTGAGGGTTTTTCATATACAGCTGATTTTAGTCGTGACATTACTTTGCTTTTTTAATTACTCTTTCTCTTGTCTTACCTGCAACAGCTTTTGGTACATGACCCAACTGGTTACCTACCTCTTTTATTGCTTTACCTACATCAGCTAATTCATCTGCTGTGAGTTTATAGCGTTTTACAATTTCTACTAACGTAGATTTTGCTTTTTCATCTATTGTTGTTCTTGACCATATAGCTCTCCAATAATCTTGTAGACTATAAGTCCAAACAACGTGTATAATTTTCTTAAACATATCTATGCTTTTTAAAGTACTATATTAATAATATACAAATTTTGTCAGACTTAAACAAAAAGTTTTGACATATAAATATTATCTTCGCATTGCTTACTGATATATAAATAATAAACATTGGTTCTCTTTTGTATCTCAGTTGTATTTAGTAAATTGAATATATCTAGTGGCTTCATTTTCTCCTGTAGGAAATGAGGCTTTTTAATCCTTAACAATTAACCTTATGAACAAAAACATCTTTAAACCTAGAGTAAATATATTACCGTATGAGTACCCACAACTATTAGCATATAAAGATGCCATAAGACATTCTTACTGGATTGATACAGAATTCAACTTTACAGAAGACATTCAAGATTTTAAAGTTACAATTACACCTGCTGAACAAGATGTTATCAAAAAAACTATGCTTGCAATTGCGCAGATAGAGGTTAATGTAAAAACATTTTGGGGTGACCTATATAAAAGAATGCCCATTACTGAAGTTGGTGATGTAGGATTTACATTTGCTGAATCAGAAGTAAGACATAAAGATGCTTATGCTAGGTTGCTAAGAATTCTTGGATTAGAAAAAGAATTTCAAAATGTAGTTGAGGTGCCTGCAATAAAAGGTAGGCTTAAGTACTTAAAAAAGTACCTGGATGGTACACGTTCCAAAGATGATAAAATGTATACTAAGTCTGTATTACTATTTTCATTATTTATAGAACACGTAAGTTTATTCAGTCAGTTCTTAATCATGATGAGCTTTAATAAAGAAAAGAATGTCTTTAAAGGTATATCTAATGTTGTTGAGGCAACATCAAAAGAAGAAGATATCCATGGTAACTTTGGAGCTGAACTTATTAATATTATTAAAAAAGAGAACCCTGAGTGGTTTGATGTAGAGTTTGAAGAGTTAATTTATTCTGCATGTAGAAAAGCTTATAGAGCTGAATGTGGTATACTAGACTGGATCTTTGAAAAAGGTGAGCTTAGCTTTTTACCACAAAACACAATACAACATTTTATCAAGAACAGATTCAACAACTCACTAGAAAAGATAGGTATGAAACCAATCTTTGAAGTTGACTCAGAACTATTGAGCTCTACTGAATGGTTTGATATAGAAATACTTGGAACCAAAGAAGGAGACTTCTTTTACAAGAAGAGTGTTGATTATAATAAAAAAAGCAAGTCTATTACAGAAGATGATCTTTTTTAAACCTTTAACACCAAATGAAATGAGAACTCCGCCCGCTTATAGCGCATTAGGTTTCAGCAAGCGGCAAGCTACCGCCCTGATTAACGGAGTCTTTTTTCATATCCACTAAATCAGTTACAACCTTACAATAACCCTATGAAATGAAAACACCAACGCAAGAATTACTAAAACTTGAATCAGACCTAACACATATGTTTGATTCAGACCAAAGAGTTGCAATGGCTTTACTTGAGCATATTCGTAATAATAAGAAAGAAATGCTTGAGAAAGAGAAAGAGCAGATTATAGATGCCTATGAGGTGAGTCACATATCAATGATGACCGCAGAGCAATACTACAACGAAACCTTTAACACCGGAGAGAAATGAAAGCTATCTTAGAGTTTAACCTACCCGAAGACCAACCTGAATTCAACAATGCTATTAAAGGTGGTGATTGGAAACACGTTTGTTGGCAGATGGACCAATACCTTCGTAAGGAAATCAAATACAATAATTCCCTCTCAGTAGAACAACTTAGAGTATATGAAGGTGTAAGAGATGAGCTCTATGGTTTTATGAGTGAGAATAACGTAGACTTATATGAAGTAGAATGATGATGAAGTTTATAAAATTTTTTCTTATATGGTATAGTCAGCAAATGGCTATACCTTTTTGGATAATTGGTCATGTGCATTTACACTTTGCTACTTGGCACAACTTTTATGAATACGCACTGTCTATTTTTTTACACTTAATGGTGGCTATAGGCTTTTGGATAGATTGGAAACAAAACGGAAATAAAAATCAAAATAATGGAATATAATAATTACTACTGGCTAAATGCAGACAGCCGCACATTTTTATCAAGAGGGTACATTACAGAAACCCCTGAACAAAGAATCAAAGACATTGCTATTAAAGCAGAAAAGTATTTGAATATAAAAGGATTTGCAGAAAAGTTTGAACACTACATGGCTAAAGGGTATTACTCTTTGTCAACTCCAGTGTGGATTAACTTTGGTAAAGCAAAAGGATTACCTATCAGTTGTTACGGATCTAACGTAGATGACAACTTGGACAGTATATTAAATGCTGGCCGTGAAATTGGAATGATGTCTAAGTATGGAGGTGGAACTTCAGCTTACTTAGGAAACATTAGAGAAAGAGGTGCTCCTATTTCTACTGGAGGATTTGCAGATGGACCAATTCATTATGCTAAGATATATGATACTGTGGTAGATGTATGTAAACAATCTGAAGCAAGACGTGGAGCATGTGCAGTGTACTTACCTGTAGAGCATGCGGATATCTTAGAGTTTTTAGATATTGGGACAGATGGTAATCCTATTCAAAACCTTCAATATGGTGTCACAGTTGGTGATGCCTGGATGGAAGAGATGAAAGCAGGGGACAAAAGCAAACGTAAAGTTTGGGCCAAGATTATTCAAAACAGAAGTGAGATTGGTTTTCCATACATAATGTTTAAAGATAACTCTAATAACAATTCTCCTTATAAAGAATTAGGTCTTGAGATCACTGCATCAAATTTATGCTCTGAGATACAATTACCTACAGATAGTTATAACTCCTTTGTGTGTTGCTTAGGATCCATTAACCTGTTGCACTGGGATGAGATTAAAGAAACAGATGCTGTAGAAACATATGTGTATTTTCTTAATGCAGTAATGGATGAGTTTATTATTAAGGCAGAAACAATGCCTGGTATGAAGAGAGCTTATAATTTTGCAAAAAATCACAGAGCTGTTGGTCTAGGTGTTATGGGTTACCATTCATTATTTCAATCAAAGCTTATTGAGTTTGACTCACTACAAGCTAAAGGTTTAAACAGTGAAATATTTAGAACACTTAAAGATAGGAGTGAGATAGCATCAAGAAAGTTACATACAGAGCATGGATACAATTCTATTAGGGATGGTTATGCTAATACTACTCTTATGGCCATTGCTCCTACTAAATCTAGTTCGTTCATTCATGGAGCGGTGAGCATGGGTATTGAGCCTATTAAGTCTAACTACTTTATTAAAGATCTTGCTAAATCTAAAACAGTATATAAGAATCCTTTCTTAGAAGCTCAATTGGAAAAGCATGGTTTAAATAATCCTAAGACTTGGCAATCTATACTTAAGAAAGATGGAAGTGTACAACATTTAGACTTTCCTAATAAAGAAGTGTTTAAGTCTTTTGTTGAGATATCTCCTAAAGAGATTGTATTACAAGCGGCTCAAAGACAAAAGTATATTGACCAGTCACAGTCATTAAACTTAATGATAGATCCATCTGTCTCAGCTAAAGATATAAATAAACTGTATATGTATGCCTGGGAAGAAGGTGTTAAAACTTTATACTATCAATTTAGTAAGAGTAGTGCTCAGGATTTTGCACGTAACATATTAGAATGTTCAAGTTGTGAAGGTTAAAGAAAAAATACTCAAATTGTTAGCTTATAATAATAAGCTTACACCGTATCAGAAGGTTGCATCCCGTATAGGTTATATGGGTGCAGGCTTTTTGATAGCAGCTCAGTGGACATTGCATCCGGGATTATTTATACTAGGTTTTATATGTGTAATTGTACAGACTTCATCACGTAAGCAATGGAATCTTGTTCTTGTTGATGTAAATGGATTAATTGCTTGGACAGCACACTTCCTTAAATGCTTTTTGGCATAAACTAATAGTTTATTTTCTTAATCCTTTATGATTATCAATCCTATCTAGAATTTTGTTAAGCTCATCTGTTTTTATCAAACCTGCCATTGACGCATTCTTTAAGGCACTTATAATTTGAAGTACCATAAAGGGAACTACAATTACTTCTGATAGCCAGCCTGTTCCATCAAAACCTTTTTCTATCATAAGTATGACTGTTAGAATTGCCAGCCATGTAAAGGTGTTCTTGGTTATTCTTAAGGCTTTATATGTTTTAAAGCCCTCTCTTTTACAGCCTGCCCACACTCCAAAAATGCCATCTAACCATAATACTGAACAAACCGCCAGGTACTGTTCCATGTTTTCCATTGATAAATCAAAAAAGTACGTACATAAGTACGTGCAAAATGCTGTTATGCTCACTAAGAAGAGTTTAGTTGTCATTGTTAATTTTATTTTTTTTTGATATTCCAACTGGAGTAGCAATTCTGATAGGTTTATTTTTCATAGTTATTCTCAGATGTCTTTGTATCCTATATAATAATATACACTTTTTTTGTGTATATATCATACAAATTCCTTGATTTAACAAGAGAAACCCAATATTTTATTTAATATAGAAATCAGAATTGTTAAGATAAGAATCCCATTTTTGAATAGAATATACTATTGGAAACACATCTTTAAAGTTTTTATATAATTTTAATTCTCCTTTTCTATCACCTCTTTGATATACATAATTTGAATTAGCATAAAAAGCTTCTTCATTTCCAGTTACTTTGGCCATTGAATGTTTGAAACCTCCAATAAACAACATCTCAAAAAACTCAGACATTTCACTAACTGATCTTGATGCAGCAATTGGAGAGTTAAACATTTGTTCAACTTGCTCAAATCCTGCAAAAGACGGCATGAATAATACAAGCTCTTTATAAATTCTATCTGCTTGATACCTTGTTAAATTCTTAAATCTCTTTTCAGTATCACTGTCATCATCATCTCCGGATAGTATATCATCAAATAGTAAAGAAATAAACATGACACTAAACATAATACCTAAATCACCCATACTTCTATAGAAGCCAAACAACCTATTCTTAGCCCTTTGATCTATATTACCACCTTGACCATAGTCTCTAGCACCTTGCTCACCAAACTTAGCGGTTGTGTATTCTTGAACTTGTTGATCAAGATATGCTTTACCCATTGTTCTAAAGTTCATATTACCTTGGGCTAATTCTTTTCTTGCAAAATTTAAGAATGATAAAGCAGATCTATATCTACCTTCCATCCATCCTAAATTTTGATCAAAGTACTCTCTCTGGTATCTTGCTCTAATTGCTGGAGCTAACCACTTTTTAAATTGAATAGCTAAAGCGCCTAATGTATGAGATTGCAATACAATTCTATCTTCCTTAGCGTAGTTACCATGAATTTGTTTATTGACTTCTCTTATCTCATTTCTGATTTCATATCTAACCTCATCAGTATAAGTTGATTCTTGACCATTCCTTCTAATTACTGTATCAAAACCTTCTTTAATTTTATTACCATGTGTTGTTGCATCATATTCAAATGCATCATAAAATGATAATTGTTCTCCTGTTTTGCTATTCTTAAGCATAGTATCCATAAGTATGGCCATACCCACTTTAGTTTGTGAATTATATTCCGCAGCATCTTGCATTATATAACCCCATTCAGTTGCTCTATCAAACCAACTCTTACCATCATCAGTAGCTCTACTTTGTTCACGTATGTCAGACATATTATCCATCATTCTAAACATGTCAACAAATCCCTCATACTTACTATTAGGCATTTTTTTATTATAGTCTGCTTTAGCTAAACCTGGTATAATCCCTAATGTTACTACGTCAAGTAAATCTTCTGCACCACCATGTGCCGTTCTTTGAACTAATCCTGGGATAGCTCTTTTATTAAATTCCCAAGTTGCTCTTTTAAATGATTTTTGGCTGTAAAATCTTCCACCAATGGACTCAATATTATTATTTATTCTACCAATTAAGTAGTTATTAAAGTTACCAAATGGATTAAATGCTACATATGATAAAGATGATAGTTGAATAAGACCATCTGCAATTTTATCTACAGTACCCTTTGTAATGTTTTCATTATCATAATGAATCATAGACATAAACTTCTTAGCTCTACGTACTACATTTTTTTCTTGTGTACTTGTATTTGCTTTAGTCCCTAGATTTTCAACAACCTTATCTTTTATTTTTGCTGTTAAATTTAATCTCATGCCTGGAGCTGGAGTATACGTTCTTTGCTCTATAACTTTTACAAAAGCCTTTAACGTGTCATCTACAGCACCCATTGTTTCATAGTTTTGGGCCATAGCACTAAACTTAAGTAAACTAGATGCCATATCTGTACTAACTTGACCTCTACTTGGTGTAGCTCTTAACCTTACCATTTTACCATTTAATACAGCTATTTCCTTCTTGTATCTCTGATCTTGGATTTCATTCTTTTTATACTTTGATTGCAAGAGATCAATCTCTTTTTGCAAATCAGCCATATCAGAATCAAGCTTAGGTCTACCTGTATAGTAGATAGGCATCTGATCAATGATATAACCTTCATTATCTAGTATAACATTTTTTTGAGTAGAAGTTTGTTGAAACATATTCCATGCTCTACTCTCTGACATACTAGCGTACAACTTAGTATACAATGTTCCATTGTCTTTTACTTCAGACATTAATTTATTCTGTACTAATGGCACTCTACCAAGCATGTTTGATGCTTGACCAATTGGAATTTTCTTTAATAAGTCTTTCTCATACATATCTACGTATAAGTTATAGAACTCTCTTTGAGCAACAGACTTGGCATCAGTACCAGACATTATAGCATCATACTTTGGATTTGCCATATTACGTCCGTCAAGTGTAGTAAGAAGTATTTCTCTAAACTCTACTTTTGGAACCATCATATCTTGACGGTCTTCTATAATCTGTCCTGTTGCTACACCTTTTACTCTTACTGCTCTAGTATATTCTATTGGCTCATAGTATCTTGCAACATAAGCAGCATACTCTCCATCTGAAACATTCTTTTTCTTTTCCCAGCTTCCTCTAGTATTACTTTCAGCACCTGGTCTCCATACTTCATATTGGTTTCTTATATCTATAAACTTTTGTGTATATTTATGATATTGCCCTGAAGGACGCAGTGATCCATCATCTCTTTTTTCCTCAGCCATATAGAAGTCTCCATATGCTTTTTTCTTGGCAGCTAAATCTTTATTATATTCTATATCCTCTGCACTTGCTTTTTCTAAATCATATACAGGTCTATACTGATAAGGTGTACCTTCATTGTCATATAATACACTCCTAAGAGAGTTTTGTATAGCCCAGTATTGCTCACCTACTTTTGTTACATATCTACCGTTAAATGTACCGTCTGCATCAAACTCCAACATGAAATCATAAAGCTTATCAAGTTTTAGTTCAGGTGATAGTTTAGCAAGCTTTTGACCTGCCGCTCTAATAACTGTTTCCCTTTGAGCAACCAAATCAAGTAATTTTTGATTTTGTGCTTTTCTTATCTTATCCATTGTTGCCAACAAGATGTCAGGAGAAGTAGCCATATCCTTCGTTTGATATTCTGTATCACTTATATCTGCAGCTTTTTCCATTAAAAGCTCTAGATCTTTTTCAGTAAACAAACTGTTCTTCCCTCCAAAATCATTACTTGATTTTAACCTAACCATTTCTTTTACATAGTCTTTTAATGCAGTACCTACTATTCCTCCTGTGTCAGTACCAGCACCACTAAGTAAATTAAATTGTTGTTGTAATGATAGGATTAGATTCTTTTGAGATTTGTTTAATCCTTTCAAATCATTAAGTATAAACAAACCTTCAAATGTCTTCATGTACTTATCAAAGTTCAATACATAAGAAACATACTCTGGGGAGTTTATATTTTTAGGATCATCAATGTAATTTCTAAAATCTTTTACTTGTGATAATGCATCTAATAGTACTTCAGATAAAGCTGTGGATTGACCTTTCACACCTCCAGCCATAGCTAAATTTATATATGCTATTGTTTTAGATATTTGATCAATCTCATTCTCTTTTGTTGATTCCATATATATATTGGACTTCAACATAGGAATCATATCTCTTTTTTCAATAAGAGCTTTTTGATATGTATCTAATAAACCTGCGGCTGCATTATATTCATCATAATTTTCTGCTGCCTTTTTATCTGCTTCAGTAGTTTCATCTACTTGATCTTTACCATTCCATATTTTATTATATGATCCTTCCTGTTCTTGTTCTAACTTACTTTTTTGATAGGAAGTTATTGCTGCTGGTACAAGTGCATCAACTAAATTAAGGTTCTGGCTTATTGGATGAGGAACCCATCTATCAAAGTTTATTGAACCATCAAATACTTGATCAACTCCCGTGCCTTCTATACCTACTTTAAAATGTATTGTAGATGTTGCCCATTCATCATAAGATACTTCGTACCCCATGTTTTCTGCCATTCTTCTATAAACATTTACCTGTAAATTATGCTGTTGTTCTGTAGAAAGTTCAGTAGATAACCCTTGCTGTTTTAAAACACTATCATTTTCTAAAGCATAGAATCTCTCTTTATACTGATTTCCTAAACGTTTTCCTTTTTTATCATTAAGTGGAACCTCTTTGCTTAGTTCATTCTTTGTAGTCTTAAGATCCATGATATTAACTCTACCATGTTGATCTATAATAAATACATCTGCTGTACCTGCCATCTTAGATGCTTCATCAAACAAAACAACTTGAGATAAAACAATTGCTCCTTTCATTTTTAGACTATCCATAATACTACCTAAAGTATCATATGTGTCTTTGGCTGCCTCTTTAGATATATTATTTGTTTCTAATGCAGCATATGAATCTTCAAAAGAAAGATTTGCAATAACACCATCTAACAATGTATCTACTTCATTACCAATGTCTAAATTTATTTGATGGGCAATTTGTTTATCCTTTGAAAGCTTTCCTTTTATTGCTGTAGTTACTGATGTATATACTTTTTCAGAATCATTAGAGTTTATATATGTATGATTTTCTTTATTAAGTGTGACAATAGAATCTCCTTCAGCTGCATCCTTTACTGATGCTGAGAGAGAGTCAACCATACCTGAGTTCTCAGCCAGTGCTACATTAAACAGCTGCATTATAATAGGCTTCTGTGTATCATTAGCTCTTTCTAATGCATCTTTAACTTGTATTAATTTAGCTGGAGATAAACTATATCTAAGTTTACCATCCACTCTTTTTTCTAATTTAAACTGTATGCCTTCTGTATTAAGTAATTTAGCTACATCACTAAGTGTTGTACCTGGCTTAATAGCTGATACCGGAAGTTCTCTTCCAGTAATGTATTTGTTTAAGTTTTCTATTACACCTTTAAACCATTCAATAACCTCTTTAACTTTTGCTAAGAAGTTTTTTGTTGGTGTAGTTTCATATTCTTTTTTGAAGTGTCTTGATAATGCCTGCGTTACAATTTCAAGATCTCTTTCAGTATCACTGAAATTTCTTGTACTGCTGTTGTAAGCATCTTCAATTTGTGCGGTTAACTCAGGAAAATTCTTAACTGCTTCATCAAGTAGTGAATTAAACAGTTCTTCATTATCCATCTTTATTGCATCTATAAAAGGATGCAACATTTCTTCAATAGCTATTTCATCTGTAACTCTACCTTTTATTAGATAAGCTACACCATCCATATAAAAAGAATTTACTTCATTGAAAGCAACATTGTTGGTTTTAGTTTTTGGTAATGATTCATACATTACTTTAGCTTGAGCAACAGACAACATTTTAACTTGTACCTGCGGAAACATTCTCTTAAGATGCATGACTACAGCTCTGGATCTGTTAGTATCCCAAGACCTTGATTTTTCTAGTATATCTCTGGCTGAAAATATATCATTATTAGCTTCTATTCTATAACTCTTTGGTGTTCTAGTTACAGAGAAAGATTCTCTTGGTATATTATTAATGTCTAAATACCTGTAAAATCTTTTTAGATTACTTTCTAAAAAGGCTTCATCATATGATTGAGTATTAGGATTAGAATTATTAATTAAAAACTGACCAGCTAAATTACTTCCTATTCTTTCTCTTCTTAAATTGTCAAGAACACTTTCACCAAAAGCTTGAGTCTTTAGTGAAAATGCAATGTTTTGATCCTTAACCATTGTCTGAGCTTGGACAACACTAGGAAACACATCAGAATCATTAACACGTTGCCAGTCATTAATAACTTTAGACGTTTTGATATCAGAACCATATTCATCCTTTAATGCTTGGTATCCCGGATCATTTCTATTATAACATTTAGCCATTTGATTATTCTTTAATTATATAAGACATTTAAGTCTTTCAATTATATCTTGTTCTCCTTGTTCTGTTTGTGAAAATAACTCACCATATAAAGCTATTGCATCGTCAAGTGTTTTTATATTTTCTCCAGAAAGCTTTTCTAAAGCAACACTATTACCTTCTACATTTGCATCCCACCATTCTACTAAACTTGAAGCTTCTGAAATTTCTTCTGAAGCAAAAAGGTCAAGTTCTAGTTTCTCTTGCTCTTGTTGTTGTACCTCTGTTGCTTCTGGTATGCTCATATCTGTATCTTCTATGATAGCATTACCCGTTTCATCAAAGATAAGACTATCTGAGTTCTTAGACAACTCAGCCATTATTTGTGCCATGTCAGCTATATTTGTTTCTGCTGCATCTACATCCGCTTTAACTGTTACAGAGTCTGTAGTTTGATTTACTATTGCTGACTCAGAGTTCAGTACTTCATTAACGTCTTGTATAGCACCTTGATTAGTGTCAACTGGATACTCAACAAGTGGAGCAAATTCATCTGGTGAAAGTTCAGTATCTAAAATTGGATCTGCTGCTCTTTCTTCAGGTAAACTATTTTGTGTAGTCCCTTTTCCAACTTTTCTTGCTTGCTCATAAGTTAATCTTGGTCCTCCTACAAAACCACCACCAAACTGCTGGTTAGATCCCATTGATGAAACCTGAGAGTATTCAGTAACTTTAGCGCTAGGGTCATCTTTTGCAAGCAGTCTAAACAATTTATAAGTATCTATACCATTTATTTCTGTTTTGACTCTTACAAATTCTTTTGCATTCACATGATCAAAACTTTCAGTTGTAATAGTAAGTGTATTAGGTGTAGAAATAGGATCAAATTTAACACCATCATCTAAATTACTAGCTTCATACGTGAGGAGCAATGGACCAACAATATTAGATTGTAAGTATCCATATTTAAATTCTTTCATTACATCTTCCTTAGATATACCAAAGACACTTTCAAATTCTACTTGTCCTTTAAGTGCACTCTCTACAGCACCAACATTCTTAAGATATTTATTCATGATAAAAGGACTCATTGCACTCATAAGACTTCCGTACTTAAGTTGCAATCCATCTTTAATCATCATGTAGTGTAGAATATCTTCTGCTACTGCTCTTGTGTCAAGTGAACCATATAGTTTTGCAAATGATGTTTGCAAATCAATTTTATTAGCTTTATTTAATCTTCTCCATGTATCTGCCTTTACAATATTTAATCCTGTATTATTACCATCAGTCCCAGCATACTGTGTACCTATAAAATTATCTAAGAAATAATTAGGTTCTGCACCTTCTTTGGCTCTTTTAAATTGCAGGTCCTCAATTGTTTTTATCAATGATAAGTTTGTGACACCTACAACATTTGGATAGAGCAAAGTATTCTCTACAGAAGAATTACCAGAACTATTATTAAGAAGATGTTGATATGACTTTATTGTTAAGTAAGATAACAAGTCTTGTTCAACACCGTTTTTTGTTTTGTTATTAAACCCTTTGTCGTCAGTATTCATTTCTTTATAAGTAGGCTTCAAAATATCATTGAAGTCTTGACTCATAGTTAGAATAGTGTTAGGTAAAAGATCATTATGTATTTGACCAAATATCTGCAAGTACTTACTTTGCCAAGTCTTACTATTCTTTCCATATATAGGTCTAACATCCATAGGTGCATCTTTATCAAACAAAGAAGTGATGGTTTCAATATCATCTTTCATCTCTGGTATAGAGCTTGGTAAACCTTGTGTAAGACTTGTTATTTTATTTATCTTAACTGTAAAATCTGCAACTTTATTAAATCTATCAAGTAAAAATAATATTTGCAATCTTTCATTAGGTGTTAAATCTTCTGTGCTGTCTACTGCTGATTCTAAAAATTCATCAGTTAGTTTTACAAATGGAGGTTTATTACCGGTCTTTTCTTTTTGTTGTTGAGCTAATGCAGCTACAGATTTTATACGGTTTGCTAATAATTTATTAAAGCCAGCATCAAATTGATCATCTTTGTTTAATGCTTGATCATAAAGATCTCTTACTTCAGCTGAATTTATTAAAAGAATTGCCGTTCTTAAAGGCACCCCTAAAGATACCATATTACCAACAAGCCCAACAGCTTTTATATTAAGACCAAATTTTGCTATTAAACGTTCTTTTGCATTATCAGTCTCCATTGTAACTAGAGTAGAAATAATATCTTGTATTCTATCTCCGTTTATTTTGTCCTTAGTAAAGCCATCATATGTATTATCATTAAATTTAATAGGTCTATGTAATTTAATATTATACTCACGTAGTAAACTCAATGCTAAATTAGGCTTAACAATAGCGCCAATTGCAGCACCTTTATTTGCTTCAAAAGCTTTTATCATACCATGAAGTGTGTCAATATCTACATCAGAATCCTTTCTACTTGCAAATAATTCTACACCCTCAAGGTTAGAAAGCTCATTAAATAATTCTTCTAGCATTTTTAAGTCAGCTGCTTGATAAGCTACAGGTAAATCTGACTTGCGTTCTCCCTTATCTTGATCAATAGACTTTAATGATTCACCAGTTACACCAGTATTACCAGCTAGAGTATATCTATAGTCTAAAATATTATTGTTTAATACTGCTTCGTTTGGTGACCCGTGTTTTTTAACGTATGATTTGAATTGTGCCTGAGTAACAGGTAAACCCAATATCAACATTGCTCTAAGAGCTTCTTCATTAATCCTATTTACACCTTGATCATCAGTGACCCTAGTCTGTTCTGCGTCACTTAAAGCGTTATCTCTTCTTATAGCAAGTGTTTTATCTTTATATAATGAAGATGCTGTACTAAATATGTTATTTGGTTCAGATGATTTTAAGTTCATGTATTTCACATACTCAAAATAACTATTCCCGTCTCCGTAAGCTTTAAAGTTTTTATTACTATCTAAGTAGTATTCTTTCATTAATGCATAAACCTTATCAATATCAAAATCTGCTCCTGATATTTCTACAAGTTCTTTAGGAAATATAGCTGTAGAACCATAATACACAGGCATAAAATCAACAACTCTAATATTTACAGCAGAGTGTTTATCTTGTGTAGGTATACGTACTCCAAACATTTTGGCTATCACATCTGGTATAAGAGCATCCTTATTTTCTTGAATAAGTTCCATTACATCTCTAGACATAGGAGGCATAATAGTTTCACTATATCTTACTCCTGTTGGCTCACCATTTTTAACATCATTGTTTTTATATTCCATCACCCCAGTTCTAAGTACATCTAGAACAAGAACTCCGTCATGCTTACCATCAACAAGGTTATTTATATCTTCTAGGCTTTCTCCAGCATAAGAACTTTCTCTTACTACTTCAGACCTACTTGGCATACCATTTTCCATTTCATAGACACGTCTATAAATTTTATGACCAAATGAAGATAATAAAGCAACTGATGTTCCAGGCACCTTTTCTCTTATTGTACCTTTACTGAAGTATGTCAAGAACATTTGTTCAAACTTCTTAGCAGTAATTGGACTATTTAAATTATACTTTTGAACTCCATTTTCAACAGCAAAAAATTCAAGTAAGTTTGATGCTGCTCCTGATGCCATCAATCCTTTTTGTGCTTCTAATAAAAATGCAGCAAGGTTAGGCGTTATGGCACCTTTTTGTTTAGATATTTCAAACTCATCAAGAGCTGTGTCAAAACTAAATATTAAGTTCCTTTTATTCTTATACTTTAGGATTACCCTTTGTCCAACTGCATTATTGTATGCGTCTCTGACATCACCAACTGTTTTAAGTTCAGGGCTTCCTTCTATAAATATTTCTGTAGAACCATCTTGTTCACCAGTTATAAGCTCTTTGATCTGATTCATATCAGTTACTATAAGCTTATTAGATGGGTTAACAACCTGAAGACCTAGATATGAAGTATCTAAATTTATAGATGTTAAATTTTGTGTTGTATCAAATACACCTGACTCAAGTGGGTTTATACCTTGCTTCAACATTTTTATTGCTGAAACTGGTGCCGCCATAGCAAAGTTTTGATTTGCTTCTTCATTAGCTTCCATTTGTTCACGCAAATAATGAAGCTGCTGCATATTAGGTTTGGCTTCCCATATACCGGTTTCTTTATTTCTATTAGATGTATACTCTTTAGTTAGTACAGTAACAGACATTTTTAAAGCTGTCTTACCATCCATGTATACAAACTTCTTAGAGTTTATAAAGTCTTGTTTTTTTGCTAAATTAATTGAGTCATTTTGAGATCCCCATGCTCTGTCTGCATTAATGGTTTGACCCATATCAATATCATCCAACATACTTGCCATTGCAGGACTTAACCTTCCAAATGCAAATGTTGAATAGCGTATACCTTTAGAAGTAATATAAACTTGTGCATCAGCTAATTCAATATCATTTCCTGTAAAATCAGACTTTGCTGTTGGATCCTGGAATGGATACAAATCAAAGTTAGTACTAGCATGTGTTATCCCTTTACTTGGATCAGTGACTTGGCTATATGCACTATAGTATGCTGCATTTTGTAGCTTGGCTCTTTTAACTTTATCAACCATATCTTTTAAAGAAACAGCTTGATCACCAAGTAATAAATCATTTATTGACTTAGAGTTGATGTAGTTATTAAAAAATATTTGCTTTAAGTTATATGCAGCATCATTAGTAAGATTTAGTTTAAGTTGTGATAATTCAACAGCAGATCTTGAAACACCTGATGCAATAGTCAACCCTTGCAGTACTTGAGTAGATAAATTATCTTTTGCTTTTAAAGATGTGATTACATCATTAAAGTCTTTAAAACTATCTTCTAAGCTATTGTTAACTTCAGACCTGATAGATGAGTTACTTACTCCAACAGCCAATGAAACAGCTTCTTTAAATGAAACAGTTTCACCCAGTTTAGCTTTGTCTAAAACTACTTTTAGCAATGCTTGCTTAGTTGTTTCAGAAAGTAGTAGACCGTTATTAGTAAATTTAAAAGCTCTTCCTTTATCTGCCCTATCACTTTTTTCATTATTAAACCCTTCAATATTACCTGGCTCAGTTTCAAATGCTAATGTTTCTCTGCTTATTCTATCAAACTCAGCTTCTATACTATCTATAAATACATTTATAGCTTGAGGCGTAAGAACAACATTACCATTAACGTTTGTCACTGCTTTTATTACAGGTAAAGGAACAAGGTCTCCTGTATTTGCTGCTTCCATTACTCTTAAAAATACTGGAGCTATAGCAATTTCTTGTGCTCCCTGACCAATTACAGTTTCAACCTTACCTGTTCTTCTGTTAAAGTTTGATACATAATTATTTATTAGGGATATTGCAAACTCTTGTGGGGTAAATTCCCCAAAGCTTTGAGTTGATTTATTCTTTGATACAGATTCATTTAATATATCTTCACTTGCTTGATCAGCTGCACTATTAGAAATCTGCTCTTTAATTTTACTACCAGCAACTCTTATTACCTTAAGTCTATTTGTATTAGATAGATTTAAAAAAGCTTCATTTTTAAGCAAATAATTATTTGATAAAAACTCATCATTGCTTAACTCATCAATTTTTGATTTGTTATTTAATGCAGCAACACTCTTTAAATGATATGTTGGCAATTGATGTGCATATACTATATCACCATTTGGATTTATAAATGTAGATGAACCAATAGATTCATCAAATGCAGCATTGGAAAGACTTAATTTAGTAAGTCTTGATGCCATACCATCTTCTTTAGTAGAGAACAGATCAGCTTTTTTATTCAACCCATCATATAGTTGATCTAGCAAACTGTTTGTAATGCCATCCTCTGTATATCCATCAGCTAATGCTTTTAGCTCAGGGCTATTTTTTAGATCTTCTTCAGTTTTACTTTTAGCAATACTATAAGCAATATAATTAGGACTTAATCTAATACCTATTAGGTCAAACATCTTTTGAGAAAACTCTCTTGACATTTGATATACCATAGATGTATCTTCTGGATATGATGTCATAACTTCCTTCATATCCTTTGTTAATCTTAGAAAGTCTTTTACTCTGTTTGGATTAGCTGTAGCAAGTTTCTTTTTTGTTATGTATGCTTGGGCCCATTCATCTAGTTGAGCATTAATATCATCACGCTCAGAGGCAGTATATATTAATAAGTTTCCATTTGAATCTCTCTCATTAAATATATAATCAACCTTATAGTTTTCAAACCCTTTTAATATTGATATCAGTAAAGAACCATCTTTAACATCTCTGAAAGGTTCAGTAGAAGTTAATGCTTCTATTGTTAAACCAGTATCATTAAATAATTTATCTACAACTGCTTTACCTTGTGGGTTTAATCTAGAATATGAATACATTCTTTTAAGCATAACCACAGGATCACTTTCATTTGAAACTGATTTTAATATAGTAGTGTATGCCTCTAGAAACTTAACCGGTACTATTAAAGGTTCTCCCTCCGTTAACTCTGTCTTTCCAAAAAAGTCAGTGTCAACCATAGTTGTAGTTGCTATATAAGATCTAACTTTATATGACAAAGAATTAAAACCACCTATCTCAGCTGCGTCTTTATTAAAATCACTTGTACTTCTTACACCTGATGTTTCCTCAACGTTTTCTATTTTTAATTGATTAGCCTGATCCATATCAGAAATAACATTAACCAAACCAAAAACTTCTTTTTTAATATCTTCTGGGTAATTTATAAATGCCATATCTATCTGTTCAAGATATAGTTTTTTGGCACCAGAAAATCCTTTATTAGCTTCTCCTTCCGGATCAAGCATTGTCATAAAGTCTGCTTCCAGTTCATTATATATTTCAGTAGGGTTATATGACTTTTCAGTTAATGAAAGTTCATTTACTCTTGTTATAAACATACCCGCCATTGATCTAATCAAAGGGTCTATTACATCTGAGTCAACATATAATTCACCTGATGGCTCACCTGCATCAACTACTTTAGAAGCTGTATCATATCTCACTAATGCATTAGCAATACTTAATGACCCACCTAATGAGTCTTCTAATTGAGTAAATTCATTAAGTTGTACAGGTGCATTTTTAAATTTACCAGCATCTATGTTTTCATATAATGTAAGTAACTCTACAGAAGAGTACTTAGAGAAAACACCTTTAATCCATTCTATTAACTTAGTAAAGAATGATTTTATCTCAGTATTAGTTTTAGAAGATCTTGGGTTCTTTTTAAATGCCTCAAACTCATCCGCTAAATATTCTTCAGCAAATTCATTTTCTAATTCAACATCAGTCATTTCCTGATATTGCTCAGCTGAATTTCTAAATCTTTGTAATTCACTCTTATATTTAGATCCGTACTTTGCTTTTACTTCTGCTTTTGCAATGCTTCTATATTTATTAATTTGTTCTTGGGTAAGAACAGTTCTAAAAATACTGTGAAACGCTTCATGATACTTGTATGGGCTAAGTGGACTTGTATATATAATACCGCTTACATCTACACCATTAGCTATCCTATCTAAATTCAAAACAAATGCACCTACTCTTTCATATCCGTTAGAAACACCATTATCAGCAAGAACTATTAAATCCTCTACACCAATTATATCCGGCAGGTTTTCACTTGCCCAATCTAAAAATTCATTATAGTCTTCTACACGTTCAGTCTCTGATGTAGCTTGTACTAATTTGTTAGCACCACGCTCTAATTTTTTTCTTTTAGCTAATAGATCTTGATACTCTTTACTTCCTCTAATAGCTTTTACTTTATCTTTTTTAGTAGTTAGACCTTCTTCTAACTTTTCTTTTAGAGCTATTAGTTCATCTTTAATAGTTTCAAGTTTTGTTTTTCCTGTAGGCTTTTCAATAGCCAATGCACCAGGTCCTCCTTGAACTGCAACAGCATAAGTAACTGATTGACGGAAGACATCATTTTTCATTAACTCTTGTTCACGTGGACTTAGCTCAACACCTCTCAGTATTGCATTTACAATATGATCAAGATTTTTTTGATAGTCTCCAAAGTTATTACTATCAACTCTTTCAACCATTTCTTCAAATTCAGCATCTTCCATATCAGATACAGACTCATCAGCTTCTTCAGCTGTAGGTCTTTCTCTACCCATTGCTGATTTCAACTCTATCTCATCACTTCTAGTTGCATTAGGTATGTACGCTATATCACGTGATAGTTGTATAGCATCTGACTCAGCTGAAACTTCTATTGTTTGATTTTCTACTACTTCTGGTAATACCTCTGTAGTACTATTATCATATATTTCTTGAGGTGCAACACCTTGAGCAAAAGACTTTCTGAAGTTTTTATTTTTTAAATCTGCACTTAATTTTTCTACAGCCGGATCAGTATTATAATTTGTAAGTAAAGTTTGAATTACATCTTTAGCTGATAGATCTTTTGCATTAACTTCTTCAGGCTTTAAACCAACGTTCATGCTTGTTTTACTGCCTTTATTATCTAAAGAAATAAAGATAGACCCATCAGGACCCACATTAAGTTCAATCAAGTTACCAGGTCTGCTACTTAAAAATAATCTTTCTGATAATTCTTGATTATACTTTGCAGCTTCCTCCATGCTTTTTTCTGAATCCTTAATAGCACCTATTCTTTTAGCTGCCTCAACTACATCTACATATAGTTCTTCTAATTCAGTATTAGTATATTCAACCGGTTTTAAATTTACTTTTGCATATGTTCCATTTGGCAATCTTACCATAGCAAGATATCTATCTGTGCCTTTACCAGCATCCAATAGATTATCCCATTGATTTTGTTTTTTTAATTGTGTTTCAATTGCATCTTCCAAAGCATCTCTTTCTTTACCTTTTAAATTTGTAGTAAAGTCATAAGTTCTTTCACCAGTTTCTTTATCATATTTTAAATCAAAAATAAATAAGTTACCCGCTTCATCTGCAGTATTATATAACAACGCATCCATTGGTAGAGGATATACTCTTTCTCTTGCTTTAGCATATGCAACTCTTCCTCCTTTAAGATTTAAGTTTATACTAAAAGGTATATCTTTTGAGTCTGCCATAAAGTAAACAACCGCATCTCCCACATTTAAATTATCAAATGTTTGAACAACTAATGCATTCAATGCAAATGCTCTATGTACTTGTTCAAGAGCTTCTGCTTTTTGTTCTTTATTTAAACCTTTTTTTGCTAGAATAACATTGCTTGCTTGTTCTGCAGTCATAGATCTTGGATCTATAGGGGAGCCTGTACGTTGATCTCTAATTAAAAATGATTCATTATTTAAATAAGCAAATACTCCTTCCGGACTATTAGATGGTTCAATACCCATCTCAGCTAACTTTGCATTAATAGTTTCTTGTAATACAGGATTAGCTATACGTATACCAACAACGTACTTACTTACTAATCTATCTATTAATGGATTAGCTTCTTTATATACTTCACCTTCTCTATTTTTAGCAGTGTAAGATCCAGTATTAGTTCCTCCTCTTGAATCAAGAGATACAACCAACTGTAAACCAGCTATTTCTTCTGGAGATAACATACTAAGAATAGCATTATATCTTTCTCTTGCTTTGGCATTATCAGATGATGAACCACCTTCAGTGTAATTAACATGAGGGTAAAGGGTAGTCAAATCATTAGTTTGAATTTTTGTTACCGTATCTGGAATTAAATTAAATGTAGTTTCTTCTAAAGTAAATCTACCTTTAAATTCTCCTTGCGGTATATACAAAAACTTTCTTTCTGCAAAAGGTCCTGTGTTATCAGACTCTTTGATTACTTTAAGTTTTTGGTTTGCACCATACTTTTTAGAAAAGCGTGGATCTTGAACAACAATATATTTTACACCGTCTTTATATATAACTTGACCATATGTTAATCCTGTTACTCCATCAAAATCAAAAGCAGTTGATGAATCTACAAGGTTTGCATTTAGTGCATCTAAAGCATTCTTAGCTATTTTACCTTGGTCTGCTAAGAAAACTCCTTGAACAGATTTAAAGTTGGTATCTAAAAACTCAATAATATCATCTGAAAGTTCATTGCCTTTTTTATCTAAAAACTTGTACATCTTTACAATTTCTCCAGTCTGATTATCTACTACAGATATTTTATATATATCTGCAGTAACACCGCCTTTATAGAATTTTCTTTGTGGTGTGTTTTCTAGAGCTTGACCTTTTTTTAACTTTACATCAGCACTCTCAACTACATCAGCCATATCAACTCCTGATTGGTTTAATATAGATGTTATAACTGGATTATTAATTAATACTTCAGGGTCCATTAAAAACTCTTCTAATCCTACATCTTCTTTTATTACATCTGTTCCAAGAGGATTATTAAATTCTAGTGTGCCTTCTACTCCTACCTCTGATTTTCCTGATGCCCATACTTTTTTAATTGCATTAACAACATTTCTAATGTTAACTGCTTCAGCAGAACTCATCCACTCAGTACTATCTAAAATAGGTAAGCCTAATCTTGCTTGCTTAGCTCTATAATTTTTATAGGCTCTCTCCAATGCCTTAACTAATAAAGGACTATTAGTGCTTACATCAATTTTTATATCTATACCTGCCTTTTCTAAAAGTACATCAAGTGCAGATCTTGTTTCTTCAGTTTCTTCAATTGCAATTTCTTCTTCGGTTTGTGGTGCATCATCCTCTTTAGTATTGTCTGCTCTAGTTTCTTTATATGTAGTTAACAATCTTTGGACTTGACCAAATGCTACTGTATGAATTTCAGGTTGTATTTTACCATTATCATCATAAAAATCTGTCAAGAAAGCTGCATTACCAGTCTTCAAAAACATTTCTGTTTGTGCTATTGCTGGATAAACACCCAACTTACCTAACTGATTTATTAGTTCATTTGCCTCAACTATATCTACATACTGCTTTAACATTTCTTCTGTTATCTTAGCACGTTGATTATATATCTCTTTGTTTACTTCATACTGTCTTTGTTGAATCTCAGAAAACTTTTCTGGATTTTGCATGTACTGAATAGCTTTATCATATACACGTGCTCTTCCTTTTAATGCACCGTAGTCAACAATTTGTTCTAAGGCAGCATCAATTTTTGCTTCATCCGCAAATGAACCAGCAGAAGATGCCATAAATCTTATATAGTTTCTAAACTCATTTCTAAGGTTTCCTTTTAAAAGTTTGTTTCTTTTAAAGGTTCCATTCTTAAATCTATTTTGTGGATCAGAAATGATCTTTTGAATAGCTTTTAATCTTTTAATTTTTTCTCTTTTGGTTTTGTTAGATTCCCCAATACCTTCAGTTGCACCTTCAGTTGCAATCACTTCAAGGTTAAGCATGTCTATCTCATTCTGAATTGATTTCTCATCAAGCAGATTAGTTACATCATTTGCAGACATTTTCTCAAACAAAGGATCAGATTGTAATTTATTATAGATACTATCTGCTCTTTCTAATGCTCTAGTAAATCCATCATTTGTAAACATGTATAAATAACGTACATGTTCATATGCTTCTTCATTAAGCATTTCCTTAATGTATTCTCTTTGCTGTGTCTTAGGATTAAACTTGTTTTTGTTAAATGGGTTTTTAAATTTGTCCTTGTTTTGATTATAAGAATCTTCCATCTTATCAATACCTACAAGCATATTATTAATACGTCCTCTTAACTTACCATCTTTTTTATCTTTATTAGATACTCCAGGAAATGCCTGAGCTAATTCTACATCACTTAATTCTAAAAATCCTTTTAACTGATCTTTAAAATGCTGTGAACCATTACCTGCAAACATTGTATAATATTGTTGGAACTTAGATCTATCTGCATTGTCAACAAAATTAAATATGTCAAGAGCACTCCTCATATTCTCAGCAGCTTCTTTTTGAACCATAAAGTTCAATCTGTTTAAGTCAAATAAACTAGATGGATCTATAGCTTGTGAATCCCATGATTTGTTATAAGACTCAACAACTTTATTAATCATTGTTTCTCTATTAGTCTTATACTCAGCATATGCTTCTTTCTGAGACTTACTTGCTAAACCAATTCCAGCTTCCTGCAAACCATAATTATATATAGAAGGAACACCTTGAAAGAATAATTTTTGAGGACCACTTACTAAACCACCCATTAAGAAACCAGATAAGAATACACCTGCTCCTTCAGAAGAAAACTGATCACCCATTGCTGATAGTATCATTTGATTCTTAAGAGCTTCTCCCCCTTGCGCAGGGTTATTTAATATTTCTGTATAGTATCCTACAGTTGCAGCTGAGATAGCTTCTTGACCAATCTCTTGTATACCTTCTGCAACATTAGCAGCAAAGTAATCAAGCATTGCTATACCCCCACTACCAGCAAGTCCTTTAAATCCACCGGCTTTAACTTTTGCTACAGTATTTTTAAATCCACCACCTATATACTTGAATGGGCTTTTGATAACTTCACCTGCAGCATTTACAACTTTTTTACCTGCGGTATTAACAATGTTTTTATTAATCCCCTTTTGAAACGTAGCACCAAGAGATCTTTGTATACCTCTTTGAAAACCACCCATTGCATTACCAATAACAAACCAGTTACTAGCATATATAAGAGGTGCATTACCTAACATAGTTTTGAATGCTGCTTGATTAGCTGCAGCACTAACATCTCTATTATCAGTAATACCTTGACCTCCACTAAAATTATTAGCATCTGTAAGACCTTGCTTCATAACTTTATTATATACCATCCCTGACTCCAGCTTACTTTCAGCCATTGCTAAGTTTACTGCTCTAAGATCTCTATAGAAACCTCCAAAGCCAGTACCCATTTTAGCTAGGTTGGTCATGTTTTGTCCAGCATTTTGTGCTGTCTTCATATTTTGGAATGCCTTCAGAGTATTTGGTGTAAAGCCTTTACCTAATGTATTAAGAGTCATTTTTCCACCTGTAACAGCAGCATTATAAAAATCTCTTGCTGTCTCAAGTTCTTTTGCTTTTTGTAGTATCTTTCTTGTTCTATCAAATAGCTTAGTAAAACTATATAAAGCTTTCCCACCTTTACCAACATTTGAAGCAGTCTTTACAGCTGCAGGTGCAGCTAAAACTCCTCCTGATAATCCTGATGCACCAGCAAGTATAATCTCTTCAATAGCAATAGAACTTAGTATACCAAATGTATATGCAGAGTTAGCTGCTAAATTATTGAAGAAAGCAAGGCCACCACCTCTTGTAGATGATGAAATACCCATAGTGTCTTCAAACTCAGTTGCAGCTTCAAAATCAGGAGCAAGATAATCTCCACCACTAAACAATGATCCATATACAGAATTTAATCCTGTACCAGCAAGAGACATCCATTGACCTCTCATTCTAGTCATGTCATCCCAGATAGTAGAATTTGCATTATAGTAATTCTCCATATTAGAGTATGGAGAAAATCCTAACTTATCAAACTCAGGATGATTATAATATCTCTCAAATTGACCCTGTCTCATTCCTGAAAATATAGGAGCCATTCTAGTTTCTGAAATTGGTTTTTTTTCTAAAGTTAATGCTTTTTGAATCAGGGTAAAATCATTATCTGCAGGTTGATCTTGAGATCTTGGGTTATATGTATCAGATGCAAAACTAGGTACAGCTACTCCTAATGAGGCCATAGCTCCTATGCCATACTTATCTATTTCAGCTTTGTATTCATTTACACCTGAAACATCATCAGCTGCTAAATCACTACTTAATAGATAGTCATTAAAGTTTTCCTCCGGAGAGTCAAACATTTCTGCAATTGGCTCAAAGCGGAACTGCCCTTCAGGTATTATACTTGGGGCAGGTCTTTCTTGATTCTTAATCTCTTGCGCTAATGGCTTATTAGATTCGTTTTCCATCTACTTTTGATTTATTATTTACCTTGTATTGCCTGATCCTTTTTTCTAAGAGCCTGATTGTTTCTTCTAATTTCTTCTAGTGTTTGTTGTACTTGTCTAATACTTGCATCAATCCCTGGCAAGCCTTGTGAGAAATCCATTTTATGAGTATTTGTTGATGTTGTATACTCACTCCAATTAGCTTGTAGATCTTTGTCTGTTGGGTAAGGGTTATACCTATTGATTTCTGTTATTAAATCATAATCACCTGTACCATTTTTTGAAACTCTATATGTAGCTGTAGGTGTTATACCATTATCATTAGGAACTGTGTATTCAGCGTAACTACTATTGTCACCACCAAGAATATCTATTTCTGTTGAAGAAAAATAATCATTCTTTCTTGCTTTAATGTTTATATCATCTGACTGTGGGAATACTATAAATATACCTGTACCATCATTGTTTTCTCCTAATCCTTTTAATGTAGCAATTTCATCTGTAGTTAATGCACCAAACTGTTTTGCAACATCTGCTGAAGATCCTTGTACTTTTGATGCTAACCACTCTGCCATATTACTTATTTCAAAACCAGCATGAGTTTTATCTCCTTTAGAAGCAATATCATAAACTGATTTATATGCAAGATCAAATATAGGTGCTATTGCAGCTGTGTTAGATCTCTTAGGATTACCAACCCAGGTTTGTGCATCTTTCATTAAAAGATTAAATACCTTCATTGCTAATGGATCTTTCTGCACTAACTGGTCTTCTTTAGTTAAGTTACCTATACCAATACCATAAGGTGTACCTGATTTCTTTAATGAACCTATCTGAAGCGCCATATTTCTTACTTCATTAAAAGCATCTGGATCTGGAGCTAATGGATTAAATCCATATTCAAAAGTAATATTATTTGTTACATCAGCATAGCCACCATCAATACCAAACTTAATTGATTCAAATGATGCTGATTTAGTTCCTGCATCCATTCTATCTGTTAAAGCTGCATTTAAATTTGTAGTTAAAGCATCATAAACTTTCCCTGCTTCTTCTCTAAGTTCACTCTTTAAAATTCTGTTTGCTACATGAGGCATATCTATAGGTCTAGCACCTCTTATTGCTTGTACTGCAGGTATACCAGTATTTTCAGTTGTGAACATTGTTCCATCTTGATCTGGACTATCTACATAGAATAAAGGCGTGCTGTTATTAAAAGCTGCTCTTACCTTATCCATATCATACCTATTCAAATTTTCTGTTACCCTGTAATTTTTATCGGCTCTACCATCTATTGTCCAGGCTTGATCAGTATTAGTTAATTCACCAGCTTTAAGTCTTTTTAAAGCTTCTTGATAATGTTCTTCTTTTGTATATGGTATACCGTTCTCATCAAACTTGCCTGGCATACCTGCTTCAAGCATACCCCCTATGTTTTCAGCAGAAGTTGATCCTGTTGTAGTTGCTTTTAGAATATCATTATTTTCAAAGGCTTCATTATAAACTTCATATGCCTTACTTATAAAAACATCACCCGCCTTTCTCTTTGTTTCAATTCCATTTGGCCCAACCATTTTAGTATATAATGCATCATACCTAGTAGACGTGTCTGCATCATCACCCTGAGTTACTCTTATATCATCTTTTGTTTGTTGTCTAGTATTAATAAAATTAGTTTTATTAGTATTATAAAGTTCTGTTATACCATCTAAATACTTTAATCCTCCTGTACCATCAGCATTTGCAGTGGCAGATAACATACGTCTTAGGTCCTCAATAGATCCATTTACTTCTCCTCTACCAGGAATATTTACAGTATATGTTTGATTTTCATCTGCAGTGTTCCCCTTTGGATTCATTATTTGTAGCATACCAGGTTGTGTAGCAGTTCCTAACAATGCATTTATCTCATCTTTACCAACACTTTGTATATGTTCAGCATAAGCTTTTTGTGTATTACCAATAATATCTGAATTTGCTGTTGGGTCTCCATCTTCATCCACTGCAAATGTTGTTGTATTATCATCACTTATACTAAATTCAGGACTACTCAATACACTAAATAAATCATTTGCGGCACTACCACCATTGACACCCATACCCTCAGCCCAAGGTAATGCAACAAGATTACCCTCAGCATCATATTGATAACCTTTATCCAACATTGTATTAGCATCTTTTCTATTTGCATTATAAATTGCAAGATTAAGTTGATTAGTTGCACGTGCTCTGATTTCAGCCATATTCCACATAGACTTCTTTTCATCAACAGCAAACTGATTTGGATTCATTTCATAAATGTAATCTCTTGCACTCCAAGCCTGAGCAGATTCTTTCATATCTGACATAATATTACTTTGCATATATAAATTATATGCTTTATTAATCAGATTTTTATTTGTTGGAGTTGGTCTACTTACTTCTTGAGCAATTTGTTTTTTTGCTTCTATGTCTAATTTATATTTTTCAATATCAGATAGTTGTTCTTGATTTAATTTATCTAATTCACTACCAGGAACAAGACCATTTTGACCTTTATAATTAGACCATGTTACTGCAGAAGTTTCTAACTTACGTAAAGTTTCAACATCATTATTTAATTCTGCTATATTTCTTTCTTCAATTCTTTTGATAGTTTCTGTAGCCCATAGTTCTTGACCATTACTAAGAGATGCAGCAGCTCCACTTTCAACAGCTTGAGTAGCCCAGTCCATTCCTGCAACATAAGCCTCCATTTGATAAGACTTCTGTACAGATGGATTATCTAATAGTGTGTTTCTTATTTGTTGTAACGCTGCACCAGTAACTAAAGAACCATTTTGTTCAGTAATAATCCAATCAGTATTAGTTATTTCTTTTCTGTTGTCACGTGACTCTGGTAAATTCTTATTAAAGTTTGGATTTGGTTGCTTAGCAAATCTATCCATCTTCATTTTTAATGGGGGATCCATGTTAGCCAACATTTGCTGACTCATTTTAAATAAGTTAGCTTTTGGTACATAATCAGGAAGAGCCATACCTAATGCTTGATCTGGATCAGCATTAATAAATTCATCCATTTTGTATTGCATACCTCTTACACCAACATCCCAATATTTTTCTTGTACTGTTTGGTCAGGAGAGTTTAATAAGTTCTGTGCTCTTTGAGATTGGTCTCTAAACCTTGAAGTAAAGACCATATCTTTGACAGTAATATCATCATCATAGAATGGTGCAAACACACCTTTAGCTGCATCTACATTAGAAGCTAGTGATAAATCTAATCCTGATATTTGTTCTATTTGTGGAGCTATTTGTTCAGCGTACTGATCTCTTCTCCCTTTAGTATCCTCTCTTGATAAGTCAGCATAAACAACTTTATTGTATAAGTCATTTGTAGCTTTATAATTGGCATCATACTTATCCGTTCTAGTTTGTAGAACGGCAGACAGAAATTTATAATCCGGTGTGAACGGTTTAATGTCTGGTAAGTAAGTATCTGCTCCTTTAACGTATGTTGCCATAATGTAAAATTAATATAATTATATAAGTTTACAAAGTGTTTTGTATAAACCCTTTAGGTTTATATTCCCATCTTACCACTGTAAAACGGCACTGCCCACTTTGATAGTCTTTTTATTTCTTTTCCTTTTTGTGATTGATTCAACATTCCTCTTGCTGCATCATAACCTACAGGTGCACCTTGATTGATTAGCTCTTGTTGTGCATTTGTTCTTGTGTTAGTATTAGATGAGTTAGGACCATATATTCTTTCCCACATATCTTTTGTAACTTCTCTTTGAACACCTTTTTCATCTTTACCAACAAGTTCCTGTAATCTTTGCCACTTTTCTATATTTGCTTGAGTTTGATCTCCTTGAGAATCTTTCATCAATCTTTTACCATTAGGACCAAATTCAACATCACCACCTTTTAAAGGGTTAACATTATAATAATCATACAACTGGTTCATATTATATGTATTGGCTGCGTTTGTTATACCAGCATTATATAAATCATTATATCTACCAGTTTTCCAATTTTTAAAATTCTGAGCATTCTGTAATGCTACAGTGGTATCATCATATAATTGTTTGTTTGTTGCATTGTTAGCCATGTCAACTTTCATATCTAGTTGTGGTTGCATTGTTGCAACTTGATTCATAGTTCTAACATTGTTCTGGTTAACTTGATTTATAGCTTTAGCATTAGCATCTAAAGTGTTACCTTGAATATTACTACGTGCAATTGCTTGTGGTCCATATGCACCTAATGCATTTGCCATAGTGTTTTGTGCTGCTAAATTTGCATTGACTCTTCCTGTATAATCATCTAATACATAATCAATTTTTTGATCTTCTAGTTGAGGAGCCCAAGGCAGGAACAATTCATCATCAATAGCATTTAATGCAAGTATGTTATTAATATCTTGTTTCCACCACTCTTTTTCTGGGCCAGGTTTAACTGGTGGTGGTGGTGGTGGCGGTGTTTCTGGATCATCTGGTAAATCCATAAATTGCTCATCTCCAGGTTGATAATCCATATCAAACCCAGGAGCATTTACAGTATAACCACCCCTCTTACCATCAAATCTTCTTTTAGTCCATTCACGATCTAACTTGCCATCACCATCTTTATCATAAGTATCAGGATCATTTTTAAGTCTTTCATCCAATACTTCATCGGTAAAGAAATAAGGAATGTACTGAACACCGTTTTTATCAAAGTATGCTTTTCTTTTTTCTTCATATTTATTTTGGAATCCTCTCCAGTTTGCATCATAGTTTGGATCACTCATCTTCATATTAAACTTGAAGTCTATACCATCTGCTTTTAAAGAATCTATAACAGCCTGATTTCTGTAATAAAAATCTTCTTCTGATTCTTTACTAGAAAACATATCTGAACCATATCCAAAACCATCTGTATTTTTAGACTGAGTATCAGGCAATTTATTACCAGAAAACTTACCACTTATAAAAGTTGCTACGTCACCTACATCTGGATCATCATTTAACTCTTGTTGAGTTCTTATTTCAGGAGTATAAGTCTCAGCTAAACCACCAACCCCAGATATTTTATTTTGATCAAACACCTGAACTTCAGTAGCCTCTTTCATAGTTCTACCATCAATAGGCCCTCTAACAAAAGATATTTTATTTTTACCGTCTTTCTTTACTATTGTAGGAGAATATCCATCTGCTATATACTTATCATACTGTTTAGCTTTTTCACTTCCAGCAGCATAAGGATTTTTAGCACCATCGCTATTAACAACAGTTTCTACTTGTTTGTCAGTTGCAGTTGTAGTTTTATCTGTTGTTACAGCATCTGTTTCTGTCTCAGTAGTTGTCTGAGTAGTTGTCTCAGAAGTTTCTTCCATGAGTCTATATGCATCTGGCACTTGACCACTTTGAATTGCAATAAGAGCTTGTCTTCTTAATTCTGATTTGGGTATTGGATCAGAACCATCTTCTAGATACCATGCCTTACCATCCCAAGTAGCATCTTTCATGTTCTTAGGATACCCAATATTTTTTCTTTCATAGTAATCTCTTGCAGTTTCTCCTTTCTTTTGATAGCTTTCTAATTCTTTACCATAACCAGCTTTAACTAAAAAGTCTCCAAGCTCAGTTCCATACTGTGCCATAGATCCCATCATAGCATTATTTTCCATTGCTAACCCTGGCTCTCCTGGTTGAGGCATAAATGCTTCCATAGGTGCTGGCATTCCTTGCTGAGGCATCTGTTGTTGCATACCTTCTTGCTGTTCTTGTTGAGCCATCATTTGTTGCATCATCATTATTTGTTGCTGTTGCTCAATAGGTAATGCTGCTAAAGCTTTAGCTTCTGCTTCTTTCCTTGATATCTCTTCTACTTTAGCTGTAAACTCAATAGGGTCTTCACCTATAGAAACTAAATATGGATGAGATGCTAAAGGTACACCATCAGAAAAATTCTTTTTGGCTTCTTGTACAAAAGCAAGCTTTGATAAGTCATTCATGTTTTTCTTCAACATAAGCTCTGCACTTATAGCTGATATTTTATCTGCATACTGTGAATCTAATTCACCATAATACTCTTGTAACCCAAACTTCCTAGAAATTTTAGCAGGTGTTTTTTTACTTCCACCTACTCCAAACTCACTCATTTCATCTTTTGTAAACTTAAGTTTTCTTGTGTCAGAAAAAACAAAAGATTGTTCTGGCAAAAACATTGGTACACCTCCACTACCGTGTCTTGGTCCTTGTATGTCATACAGACCAAATGTACCGTCATTATTTAAATCAGTTAAAACTGTTTCTCCACCCTCTGCTTCTAAATTAGCATCTTCTCTGGGTACACCTGATAAACTATATCTAACAGATTCATCACGTGAATTATTAAAATTAGTATTACCATAATATGCTTGTGGAGTTGTAACCAAACCATAGTTAGATTGATCACCTGTTACCATACCACCATGTTCCATAGACATTGCATCTTCAACAACCTTTCCATTACGGATGCTAAAACCTTGTGGTAATTTGTTTATTTTAATTTTTGCCATAATTATAATTTTTCTATGTCAGCTCCAGCTGCAATTAGTTTTGCTAATATTCTTGAATCAACACTCACTATTTCTCCTCCTGTTTGTGCTACATTAGCCAGATAAGCTTCTGGACCTGTAGATCCACCATAAGCAAGATTGCTAAGTATGTTATACTGAACAGATGCAGGTAATGCTTTGAAGCCAGGGTTGTTTACACCACCACCTTCTTTACTCATATATAATCCTGTTGTTGCGTCACCTTCACTACCCATCAAACCAGAATTAATATCAAACGTTCCTCTTTTATTAAAGGCATCTGTCTTAGTTCCATATATATTATCTGCAACTAAATCACCTCTTAATTCTTCTTGTGCTTTCTTTTTATTAATTTCATCAAAGTAATCGTTAGCCACATCTGCTGCACCAACAGCAAAGTTTGATAAATCACCATATGCTGTGGCAACTGTACTATTTAAAGCTCTATCTAAAAATCCACCTACACCACCATAGTTTGCATCAACTTCAGGACCCTTTATATCTGTAAATAAATCCGCTGCTGATCTTTGTGCAGGCACATCATTTGTTTGAGCTACTGGTGGAGTTGGGTTAAAAGGATTATCAAACTCAGCTACATATTCTGCATACAACTGTTGAGCATTAGCACCACCTCTTGTAACAGGGTCTTGCATCACCCATTCTTTAAAGGTAAGCTTTTGATTTGCTACTGGACCTGCCATTTGCATATTAGGTATTTCAGCTCCATACTTAACTAACATGCGTTCATAATCAGAAAAATTAGGCATGCCTTGATCAAACCTTGTATCTAAAGGACCATCATAGTCTTTTGGTATAAACTGATCAAACCCAGGATCATTATTTTCAATAGACTCTGGTAATTTCATATCAAAGCCAGGATCTAAATCTACTTCTTGTGGATCTTTACTAGTAGCACCTGGGTCTTTACCGCCAGCTGACATTGGATCTACTTTATATTCAGTTGGTATTTCTTGTCCTTTCCTTTTTAATATAGATTCAATATATGCTTTTGTTTCTGCTGATCCACTTTGCCACTTTTCTAGCAAATCATCAGATATTTTTTTTACGGCACTTGGAGCATTTATATCATCTAGTACTTTATCTGCTTCTGTTTTTATAATATTTCCTAATGCATCTTTTTGTTGAGCTGCATCTGGATTTTCAATTTGAAATTGTTTAAACCAAGTTGCTGCAGCATTTTTGTTTTCATCACTTAAATCTAACTTAATATCATAAGTGGCATTAGCCATTTTTTGCTTTTTGTTATTGATGTGCTTACCACGCCAGTCTCTAAAGCTACCATCCTTTACACCATCACCATCTTTATCTTTACCACTAAACATATCTTCATATCCAGACATAAGCACGTTTGCAGCTTTCCCTAAATTGAATTCATTGTTGTTAAAAATAGCAGGGTTAATATACATTGGCCCTGGCTCAAGTATACCTTCATCTTCTAAATTACTTATAAAACCTTTATTTTTAGTTTTAACCGGGTCCTTGCTTGTATCTGTTACAGTTGTATTAGAAGCATTTAAAAAGGAAGACATCATGTTTAGATTATCATTGCCTTGTTCAGAATTTTGTACTGCTCCTGTCTCTACTCCATCTGCTGCTTTAGGTGCTTCATGATTGTAACCAGCTTCTTTAAGTCTAAGATGAGTAGCCATATCTCTAGCTCTAATCTTTCTATCACCTTTATACATAAAGTGTGGTTCAAATTCACCACCCTCTTCTTTTTTCCATCCAGCTGCATTCTTTGCAAAGTTAGCCATCTTAACTACTGAAGCAGGATAGTTATCTGTACTGCTCATAACTTTGTTATAAGCTTCAGATACTGACATACCTCTTGCTTTAGCCCATCTAGTAAACTTACCTTTATTTTCAGGTTTAATTTCTATACCAGATTTAGCCTGATCAATAGATGTTATATTAATATCCATACCAGGAGCTTCTTGTTGTATTTCTTCTGCTCTTGCTAGTTGTTGTGGATTATTTGTAATTTGCTGTGGACTAGGTTCTTGTGGTTGTTGTAGTTTTTGTACATCTTCAAACAAACTTATAATTGCTTCTTCTTCATAACCCAACTGCATAAGAGCTTGACCTATAATATTTTGATCAACTTCTTGCTGCATTAAACCCATCAATACTTCTTGAGGTTGCTGACCTTCTTGAATAGCTGCAGTAAACATTTCACTTATCTGCATAACTTGCGGATCAACTTGAGGTTGCTGTTGCATACCAGGTTGTTCAGGAATCATTGCTCCTCCTTGTTGTTTTACACTTTTTTTGTTTAAATCCACGTTGATAATATTATATTATTAATATACAAATAATTAGGGAGATTCGCTAATCTTTAGGGTTTAAGCTTGATAAAGATGAGTCAAAATATAGTTAGGTGGTGACATATTACCTAACTCTTTTGCATCTTTATAATGCTTTCTATTTAATTTATCATATAAACTTTTAGCTTTACTCTCATTGTCAGTTCCATCATAGACACCATCTATATAATCTTTATACATTTGTATTTGTTTTTTCTCTCCTCCTACTGCATAGTTTGGCATATACTTTCCTTTTTGTTGAAACTTTAAATACTTAGCATGTTTTTTAACGTTTTCTGTATATGTTTTACCATCATCCTTACTTGATCCTCCCCAGTGTTTAGGAAGTGTGTTAAATAAATCATTTCTATCTACACCCTTTCTATTATTAGCTAAGAACGCTAATCTTAATACAGTTGCTATAGCTGCTTTTTCAGGATCTAATAAATCTTTATTGGATGTTATACCAAACTTCTTTAATATATTTATTTGTTTTTTGTCCTCTGGTAAATTCTTATCTTCCTTTATTATATTATCCCATCTAAGTTGAGTTAAACCAACACTGTTATAATCTTCTTTTGAATTTTTTTCATAAACAGGAAGATCAGCCTTCAAACTATCTTTTACAGCAAGAGCTATTAAAGGAGAAAGAGATGCTAATCCATCTAATGTATTTATTGTATAACCATCATATTTTTTAAATACATCAGGTGAAGAAGTAACTTTAGGTAAAAGATCAGTTGAGCCAACTATTGGTAACTCACCTTTTCTATTTTGATCAGCTACAAATTTTGTAACACCTCTTGTAAAGTTTCCACCAGCACTGTGTGTATCACCAAAATTAGATTCATTACCATAAATACCAAAAGCAATTCTAGCAATATCATTATATACATCACTAGGTATACCTGCCTCCACCATTATTTTTTTCTTGTTATCTACTAAAGCATCTATAAATGGTTTAGTTGAGTTTTCTTGTTCTTCTTTATCTGAGGAGTCTGAAGTAAAAAAATCACCAATAGACTTTAGAGTACCCGTTTCATTATATACTTCTTCTTCAAAAGCTTGTTGATCAAACACTGGACGTATAGGTTGGTAGTTTAATGTATTTACTGAATAATTAGATCCTTGTTGAGTTTGCTCTCTGCCTTTAGAATCTATATAATTAGAAGTATATTTTTCTCTATTATCTTCTGACATTTTTAATACAGCTTGTCCATCAACCCATTGAAAATTATTACCATCATCTTCTGGTAATACATATACCGCTGTACCTGCAGGCATTCCTAGATCATACAATGCTTGTAAATCAGTACATTGACCATTTATACAACCATTACTTGCTCTATTGTTTTCAACATTCCCATCATTAAATAAACCTTTTCTACCAGAAGTAGGCCCATGAATAGCAGTAGCTACATCTATGTCAGTACCATCTGTAAATAAATTAAATGAAGGAACTCCCTTACCACCATATTTATCTGGTGAGTCAGCATAACTTTCTTTTATATAATACTTACCTGCACCAGTGTTTTTGTTTCCAGCGCTCCAGTTAGGAATCCATTTACCATTTCTTTTATCTTCATCTGTTATCTTACCATCTTGGTTAAAATCCCACATCTTTGTTACAGTCAAAGCATCACCTTCATTAGCACCTGTAAGAACTTCAAAGTCTAATATTGACTTTCCACCTCTCCAAACTTCTAATCTCTTTGTTTTTTTATTTACTATAACATAATGACCATTAGGATCATTAACCATTTGAGATTTCTTTATTATATCCTCATCAGCTGAATCATTAATATTCTTTCTGTCTTCATCTAATAGATCAACGTCCTGCCATGTTTCTTCAATTTCTTCTACTTCCTCATAGTTAGATTGAGGTATAACAATATCTTGACCAGCAAAAATTTCATTAATATTTTTAATTGAACTATTAGCTTCTACAATTTTTCTAACAGGAACACCAAATCTTGTTGCTATCCTACCTAATGTATCTCCTGACTTAATATCATAATTAAGAAATTTAGTTTTAGACTTAGGTAATTTTAATTCTTGATTGATATATATTTGACTAGGATTATCAATATTATTTAACTTTGCAATTTCATCTACAGAAGTACCAAATTGTTCTGCTATTCTTGTCAGGTTATCCCCTGACTTAATTGTATAAGAAGTCAGGTTGTCTTCTTCTTGTTTTGGCTTTTCCTCAGCTTGTCTAAAAGGCCCCATATAAGGAATAGGTGGTTCCTGGACATAATTATCTTGTTGCCACATTTCAGGAAGATAAAAACTTTGTTCTTCTTCTTGTCTAATAGGACCTGCATATTGTTTTACTGGAAGACTATCTTGGTCATTTATATCTTTATAATTATATAACTGCTTATAATAGTCATAAGCTTCATCAGTAGTTGTCTTTAAAAAGTTTTCCTGTACATTAGGTCTGCCTTCTGTATTTTTATCATACAGAATCATATCAATGTAATCTTGAGTTTCCTGTGGAAGTCTAGATACCCATTTAACATCATTGTATATATCTTCACCCTCTTCTTTCAATTTATTTAATAAGTCTAATGTATTGCCTCTGCCCCAGTTATATGCAGCTAACGTTTTAATTAATCTTACATCATCATCTTGATTTTCTTTATTAATAAATGAAGAGTTGTATAACTCATTCATTGACCACTCTTGAACTTTATAATTTTGTTCAGGGTCATAAGGATCTATTTCATCTACCTTATTTGCTTTTTTATAATCTGTTATAAGGCTATCTCCTATTTGACCAAGACCCATATATCCTTTATTGCTTTTAGCTTTTGGATCTAGATTAGATTCAACAAAAGCTTGCTTATATAAAATATTAGAGTCTACCTTATTTTTTGTTTTTTCTTTTTTATCAGAATCTTTAGGTATGTAAATCCTATCATAAAATTCATATGGCTTTATACCTGCATTTGCTATGCTGTTAAAATCATATTTATCATACATAGAAAGATACTTCTGATCTCTTTCTTTATCATAACCAACCTGTACCTGAAAGTTTTGAAGTGGATCTGTATCCATAAACGTACTATCGCTTTGTCCAGTTGCCTCAAAATAAGCTTCTTTCATATATGGTAATAAACCATCTACTGTTTGTTTCTCACCAATAGCCATGTCTTGGAAATCCAATAAGAAACTTTCTTTATCAAATATCTCATCAGATATTTTATAGTACTGAACATCACTATCTTTAGCCGTAGTTGGTTTGTATTCTGTTTGCTGTTTTATATACTTATCCTTAGTTGGAATTTTTAATGCACGTGCCCATGCCTCTTCAGAAAAATCAAGATCCCCGTCTTTATCAAGTGAAGGAGACTCAGGATCTGTTAAACCTAATGCATCACCTATTAATCCAAATCCTTCATTAACAATACTTCCAAACCCCGGATAAGAAACAGGTCTTACTTGTTCAAACATTTTTAATCTAGTTTCTATATCAAGATCTGGACTCATTAAATCCTTAGTTTGTTTACCTAGCCATGTAGAAAATTCATCTGCCTTTTCAGCTGCTCCTTCTAAAACAGGAATGACTGCCTTATCTAATGTATTATTACCTCTATTACCTGTTTGTGCTTTTGGTAATAAACCACCACCAAGTTTCATTTTAGGTTTCCAAGAACCTTCTCCAAACTTAATAGCAGATTCTGAGTCATCACCAAACTCTATAACTTCACCTCTGTTTAGTGCTTCATTATAGATATTCATCCAATCTTTCTCACCAGACATATCTATCCATTTACCATCTTCATTTTGAAACAAAGAAGGGAATCCTACCCATGTTCCATCTTCAAGCTGTTCAGCTTTCATAAGATGTGTAGACTCACTAATTACATTTCCTTCTGCATCATAGTTTAATCTAACACCTTTTCTTTTTGGAACTCTAACATCCCCACCTTCTTGATAAACTCCACCACCAAGCTTTTTATAAAAAGAATCTAAGTTTTTCATAATTGATTCAGAGTTACCTATCATAGTATTATATCCTGGACCACTGGTACCTTCTCTCATAATTTTAACTAAAGCTGGTGGCAAAACATATTCCCCTTTTATAGGAAGATTACCCACACCCCCGCTCATATTTCTAGCAACTGATGTACCTTGTGAACTAACATCAAAAAGTTTTGCATCTGCAGGATCTAAATATGCTGACATAACTCTTTTAGGATCTGCAGGATTTAATAAACCACCCTTCAAAGTATTCTTTGCATTGTTTAAATAAAAAGGTTGAATTTCATCACTAAACCAATTACCATCTTCATAGTTTGTAAATGTTTTATTGTTTACATTTGCATCTTCAATTCTATTTAATCTTACAGCATCTGTTTTCTTCATAAGTTTTTTAGAACCATCTGAAGTAAATACTTCTACCATGTCATCAGTTGGTTTTATTACTTCTTTTACTTTTTTAATTGTTTCTTTGATTGGTCCTTTAAAGTTTTTACCTTTACTCATCCATGCAGGTACAATAGGTATAGCACCTAATGCATCAAAACTTGCATCTAGATATTCTCCTTTTTCTACGTTATCACTAGCATTTTCTGCATACTGCTTCCATGCAAAAGGATTAATCATATCTATTACTGAATCAAAAGCATTTCTCTCAGGATTATTTACATTTAATCCTTTAGGAATATTTTGATTACGTGCACTATAACCAAATGAAGTCATAGGACTAGCTAATATATCAGCTAAATTTTCAAAAAATCCTGGTGGATTATATTGCCTTATCTCACCAGCCTTTTGTTTAATAGGAATAGCTTTTATGAGTTTACCCATTACATCTCCTTCTTGACCAATAAATTGTGGAAAGTTTCCATCCAATACATTTATACCTTCTGTTCTTATTGGAAGATCAGGTCCAAATCCTCTTGCATTTCCTGCGTCATAAAAAGTTTTATAACTAAAGTCTTTAGATCCAGTATTGTTCAAAACTTCTTCATATAACTTTCTATTCTGTTCAGCAGACATATTACGCAATGCAGGATTAGGTTTTACTTTTAAAACATACTTTTGACCATTAATAAAATCATCTGTATTACCCAATGTGTAAATTGAATTTGGGTTAGTAAATTTTCTAACATGATCTGCTGCCATATCAAAATCTCTACCAAAATTCATAGTTTGATTCCATTGTCTTTTTCTAAAAGTACCTGTAGAGCCGGGTATTTGTGTACCCATAATCTCTAAAATCTCATCATCTGTTTTACCTAAAAACTTTTCTAAGTTTCTTATTTCATCATTTAAATATACACCTCTATATATTGCATCAGCATCCTTAGTTTGTAAAAAATCTTTTAAATACTTAATACCTTTCTTAGCATATGGTTTTACCATTCTACCTAAAGCACCAAATTGTGCTACTGGTAAAGACTCACCACCTAATTCTTTATACCTTTGCAAGTCAGTTATAATACTTTTATCTAAAGTTACTACCTGGTATGCGTCTCTTATATCTGCCTTATCATAAGTAGTTATAATAGCATCATACCCCTGACCCATTAATTTTTTTATTTCATCAACATCATAAGTTTTTGGACTATATTCATAGTATGGTTTTTTAGGATTAATCTTTGCACCCCATTGTTGAGCACCATAATCTTTAAATGCTGAATTACTTGGTGTAAAAAAACTTAAATTTTCAGGAGCTTTCCAATTTGAATACACTCTTGGATTTTCAAAATCAAGAGATTTCATTATACTTTCTGGATTACTTGTATTTCTGTAAAAAACATAATCTTCAACAGGTGGTCTATTTAATTTTTTTGGAGTATTTGCTACTGATTCTGCAATTGGGTTTTTCTTTACTACTTCTTCAACTACGTCATCTGTTACACTTACTGCATCATCAAAAAAAGATTTAAGATACTTGACTCCTTTTTTTATAAATGGTTTAGCCACCTTACCCATTGCTCCTAATTGTGCTTGTGGTACTTCCATTACCATATCACCTGGAAATTGGTATTCATTCTCAGGGAACATCATTTGTGAATTACCTAAGTTATCTGTACCCATAACAGGAAAATCTACATCCTCCATTGTTATTGAACCTGACTCAATGATATTAACCGGATTGGTTTTATCAACACTATCACGTCTATATCCATCTACAGATATATATTGTGTTATATCTTGAAGATATTCATTTGGTCCTCCCGGTAGTCCTATGCTTTTTTTACGTGCCATTATCTTTGTGATAGTAAAAGTTTAGTATTATTTAATCTCAATAACATCTTTCTGTTTCCAGATACATTTCTACGTAAAATAACATTATTAGAATAATGTCTAAACTTCTTACGTTGAGTAGCACTCTTTGCATAATTAATGTTAATGTAATTTAATGGTCTTACATATCCGTTACATGATGTATCAAATATTGGTTGTTCAGCATTAGTAAATTCTCCCCTATCGTTAGTTACATCCCAAAATTGATTAAATCTAAATTTGTGTTCTACTTTAGAAACTAGTATTTGTATACCATTAAATTGTAAAGTTGGAAAGTCTAAGTTTGTCCAAGGACTATTAACTGGTTGTGGATTTAATAATAGTAAACCTGATGTTTGATCATTATTATAAATAATAGAAGCATCAAAGTTAAAATCTAAATCTTCCCATTTATCTCCACCGCACATATTATATTGTGGGTCTCCTTTATATACATAAGTTTCTAATTGATATTCAAAACTTCTTACTGTATTAACAGATTGACCTGTATTAGATATTAAATCTATTTCCCAAGGATAGTCTTCACCATAATAATTTACAAATGAATCACATCTTACGTTGTGCCTCCAAAATCCACCTACATTATAATTAGGTGTTACAGAATCAAAATAAAAATAATTACATATTAATGGTGTTGGATCTATCCAATTTGGAT